CTGATAATCCTTGATGATCTGACTACATCAGTCCCATTTTTACGCACCCAACTGTAGATGTCTTTTGCGGAGGCGTTGCTGCTGGAGTATTGGAACGTCGCCCCAATGTTGTACAGCCCTGACTGCGGCACAACAATCCGTGACGGATAGGTTCCGTCGATCACCACCCCGTTACTGATCCGGGTTTCATTTAGCGATATAGGGTAAGCAGTATTTGCAGCGGCTGGGGAATAGTCGTTGGTCAACGAAAATGCACCGTAATACTGCTGTTGTGTAATTGTCGGGCGGACAAAAATAATCCCATCTGTTGTGCCAACTGCGGTTACCGCAGCGATGGGAATGACATTATTTGGCGCGGTTGGTTTAACATTGGTTAGCCCCCCTGCAACTGTTGGAGATGCGTAAAGAACATCACCAACACTAAAGGCGCTGGTGTTTATGTCCCGAACGAACCCCCAGACCGTCGCATAACCCTTTGCTTGATCCGGCAAATCATGGGTCATAATGCCCAAGATATACAAGGTAGGCTGTGATCCATCTGCCAGATACGGGGATACGAGAAGAGATTGTGGTGCGGTTCCCGCAAAACCAACTACCGTACCGTTGGGGATTGTCGAGCCTGTTTGGTTTCTTACTCGGGCGTACATCTCCTGCCCGGTTTGCATTACAACGTCATAATCCAGATCAACTTCCAGAGTGCTGTCTGTTGAATTCCAGTTTATTCTGCCGGTTTGATGCGGAACATTGGGTTCTGTTGTATTGAAGTCGATGTAATCAATTACACCGCCTTTGGCGAGCTTTGCAAAAAAATTATCTACACGGTTGAAGTAAAGCCGCAGGATGTTATTTAGTGCCTCATGGTATCTCGGATCGTACTGCGCAGGAGCCAACGGAAGGTTGGGTGGCACCACCCGATCAAGAATAAACTCCGTCGTGACTGGTAATGTACTCATCTGCGTCCGTCCGGTTTAATGTCAAACCGTGGTGCCCCAAGCTGCCATGTAGTCCCAAGGTTCGTGGATTCAATCTTAAAGATCATCTGCCGCCCACGCGCCCGTGTATAGATTTGCCCAGTAAATTCTTCTGTGATGTTGTAAGACGTACCCCGTAGAACTTGTTTGGACGCAGGATTGCCGACCCCTGATCCAGAGTTTTGCATGGGGTATAGAGTCATTGTGACCGTGGGAGTTGGTACACCAGAACCGCTTACTCCAGCAACTTGAGAAGACCCATCAAACGTCAAATCTGGGATCACCCGCCACACATAGCCAAAGTTATGACCGTCCCCAATGTCGAATTCCGACGAAGAAATATTGGCAACAATTGGCACTGGAGAGCCGGTTTCTACGTCATCAACCCCATCTTCGTGCTGCACTAACTTACCACTATAAGTCGCTGCAATTGGGTGAGGTAGTAATCCGGAGTCCAGCCATGCGGTTCGGCCCATCGTGCCGTAATACCAGACGTTTTCCAGATAATTGAATACAACGTAGCGATCAATTACGTTACTGTTAGCCGAACAATAGAACCACCAAACTTCATTAAACCCTTCGTTGGTACTAGCATATACCTGTTGGGGCTGTAGCTTGTTAAAGTCGTTGAAAATATATCGGCGCAGATCGCAATTAAGCGTTTGTACCCGACCATCGTACACGTAGAACTTATCAACACCCATCCAATACGTGCGTCCCGAGGCGATAGTCGAAGCATTTGGGCCAACTATTGAGACATTATCTGCCAGCAGTTGCAACGACCAGACAAATGGGGTGCCCACATACTGCAAGGAATATAAAGACGAGTCGGTAAAAACGACAAATTCCTGTCGCATCTGCATTACGCAGGAGATGTATGACCCATGAGACAGCCGGATGCTACCAGCCTGATTTGTCGCGGAAGGAGTCCATGTATAAGGATCTTCCTGCCCAGACCACCGGATCAGCATCGGATCAAGGTACGTCTGTCCGTAATCATTGGTGCCGAACACCAGCACGAACCTCGATACATCCGATACCTCAATCCAATTTTGGAAGAGCGGTGCGTCGGAGTCCCCGGCATCCGCAAGGTCGATGCCCTTAGCGGAAATGTATTGCAGCCCGGACTGTGTGCCAGAGGTTGTAATCGGTGAACCTTGGATTGTGGTGGATACATTGAATGTGCCCCCCGTGGAATTCACCACAAAGTACACCTGCCCAACGTCCAGTCCAGTCGGAAGCGCCCCGGTGCTGGTAAATGTAATCGTCGTTCCGTCCGGAAACGAGAACCCAGCAGGTAGCGTAATAACGCCGGGAGCGCCGATACTGATTGTGATTTGAATTGGGGAGTAACCGACATTGGCACTCCAGTAGTACACGCCCTGACCCCGAGGCCCGTAGATCAAATCTTCACCAAAGTTACGCTGATTCCAAAGCTGTAGCGCGGTAGACGTTTCTTGTCCAACACCCCAAGGACCAGCGCCCCAAGGACCGGCACCCCACCCGACTAATGGTACTTGATAGCTTGGGCCAGTATTAACTTCGTATTGCGCAACTACCGACCCACCCCCCGGAGATCCCGCAGCATCGGTAGCGTTGGCCGTTGCACTAACAGTGATCGTGTAGCTATTGTCATCAAGAAACGTAATCTGGAATGTGCCTGTCAGCACCCCGGCAGTGATATTCCCGCCCAATCCAGTGATACCGGCACCACTGTAGGTAACGTAGTCACCATCTGCACACCCGTGGTCAACTTCGCTAATCGTTATTACGTTTGACCCGTCTGTGGCTGTGAAAGGATCAACAAGCGTAACCGTCTTGCGAATCGGAGTTACGTCGTAATAATCGTTGCCTTTGAGGATGTAGAACTTCAGGTTTGTGCCAACCCCGACAAGATTCTCAGCCCGAAGCGTTACCCAGTTCCAAAGTGACCTGCACACCCCCGTAAACGTATTGGAGGAAAACTGCACCCAGCCGCCAATTTTCTCGGGGTTGCCCTGCCGGAATCGAATCTTGTCGCACTCATACCAGCCACCTTCCGTGGTATAGCGCGTGTTCTCGCGGTTGACGCCGGGTTTAAATAGCAGCTTGGATAATGGCATCTCTACCTCAACAATGCGGATTCAGCCGTTCGCCTACGCACCAGACCCGGTAGAACTTTTCCGCCACCCCGCACCCAGAGCATCAACTGCTCCTGAGCGCCCTCCCAGTCTTGGGCGTTTATCTTGCGTTTTAAGGTGCTGGTTTGCAGCCGCCCTACACCCAAATTGTACGCAAAATCAACTATGGCGTTAAGCTTTCTTTCGTCTGCCGCAAGCCCCGGACAATTTCTCAAAACCCCCGGCAGATATGTCGTTTCCAGTTCATGCATCAGCAGCTTCTCGGCCTCCGCCTCATCAATCGGCGCGTCTTGGAGCGTGACCTTCCTGCCGTCTGCGTAATACGTTGACCCGTAGCCAATCGTTGGGATTCCGGCTGGGCACAAATATGGCTTCGCCCGGAACCCCTCAAACTGCTTACACAACTCGGCTGCGATTTGTAACATCACGCCAACCCGCGACGGGCCAAAGTGCGGTCGAGAATCCAGAAATTGATGACGCCAGAGAGCAGCGCCATATCGTCAACTGCCCACGCTTCTTTCATCACTTGGAGCATTGGTTGACCAGATTGCCATGCAATGATTAGCGCAGCGGTCTTTGCAGCGCCGTAGAGCAGCAGCAGGTAGTAGGTCATCAATGGGCGCACCGACGCGCTCAGGGACGCAGCCCAGCCCCCAGCGGATTTGACCATTTGCGTTTGCTGATCAATTGCCGACTTGAATGCCGTCATAACCCCGACATCGACCGCCATGTCCCGTTGAGCGCCGATCTCTTGCATGCGGATTTGCCCACGCACTTTCTCAAGATCGCATTGCTTATCGAACATGGATAGCTCGTGCTGGCGTTCGTTCTTCTTGTCCATAAACTTCAGGACTTCCGGCACGATACGGAAGATACCGCCTAGCAGCGATCCAAAAATACCCCCACCGAGTAGCTCAAGCATGGTTACTCCTCGATATTGAACGTCAGGTTTGCGTGATTTGGGTAGTTGACCATGACTTCACCCTCGGGACATTTGTACTTGATATGCGCCAACAGAGTCGCTGGCCCCGGTGCAACCTTATGCTGGTGATCCTCGTCAATTTGGAACTTGTAGCCGAATTTATCGACCGTTGGTGATGCAGGACCGCTGAATGCGGCAATACTCGGTTTGGCAGGATGCACCACGAAATCCGAATCGCGCACCTCTAACTTAAACCCCGTCACCTCGCAATCATCACGCAGCTTTTGACGGGCAACCACCACCTTAAATTCCCCTGCCGCAGTTGCGCTGGAGATTCTGAAATGCTCCGGTGCCCACATGAGGATGTCTTTTTTGAGCCAGCCAACCTTATCTGCAAGCCCGTACCCACCACCCAGCATGGCAATCGTCGCGCTGACCGCGCCAATCGTTTTGGTGATATCGAGTTGCATGATTCACTTTGCACCGATACCCAACTTGGCTGAAATACCGACGATTACCAATCCACAGATAACCACCAGCAAACCCCACACGCCTTTCTTGGCGATCTCTAGCTTTAACTCGACCCAGAATCTTTCCTGAGCATTTGCAGCGCGAATCATAGACTCGTGGTAGCGACGATGACCGTCAAAATCGACGGAGCCGTCAGGATTCTTCGCAAACGCCCCCACCATGCCGTGCAGGGTCTTAAGAATCTCGTCCAGTTTGTTGTCCAGATCGTCGTTCGTCGAGGGCATCACTCATCCTTTGGCTCTACTGTTCCGTATTTAGACATAAGTTGCCACTGCGACTCCAATGAAAGATTGGGGTTAGATACATCATCTACGCCATCCCCGTCCCTGACTGCATGGATACAGCACAATACAGTATTGTCCTCTAACGAAGTGAACTGATGCTCAACGCCCTTTGACACAACGATGAGGTACGGTGCAGAAAAGACCTGTTCGCCCCCGCCATTTTTGTCGTGTTTCATCCGCACCGATCCAGCGGCAAGTAGCGATATGTGGTCAAACTTGTGAGAGTGACCGTCGTACTCAGTCCCAGCTTTCTTAAAGCGCATCATGCGAACAAAAACATTGTCCGCAATCTGGATGTCATGCGTAATACCCTCAGACACGCGCCACCCCAATAGCCGACTCCACACCTAATTCAGCAGGGCTTTTCGGCCACACAATGTCATAAGGGAACCCGGCCTGACTTGGAACATCCCTTAGTGCCTGCCGGTATGCGGCCCATTCAGAGGCGCTAGAAACTGGCGCGTCGTTCAACTGCGTCCAATCGCAATCTGCTAGTTTTTGATTTCTTAATGCGCGTGCGCTTTTTTCGGTTCCAACTAGCTCATTTTGAATTTCTTCTGCGGACTTATGCACTACAACCCAACGAAGAATCCATTTCCCGTTTTCGTATACAGGAGCGTCTTCTTCTGAAAGATACTGCGTCCTTGGGTCAAAAACAGGGGCTTCGTTTCGCTCTACTCGATAAACCCCAAAATGCGTTAAATCCTCATCAGAAATGTTTGATGGGAACGATACATTAGGAAAGTCTTGTCTAAGCTGAGACTTGAAATACGGGAATGCTTCTATTGCCCCGTCTTTTGCTTTAACAAACATATTATCTCCTTACACATTCACAACATTTTGAGTTGTTGGGTCTTGATTTAGAAAACTAGAAGTGGTTGGTGATGTTGCCGCCCCAGACCTAATATAAGAAAAAGGAGCGTCATTATTCTTTGTGGCCGTATCTGTAGACATAGTTACGCCACTAAGAACCCTTTGCCAACTCAATCCTGTAGCAACGGTTGTATATGAAGTTGGAACTTGCGATGCGTCTTTATCTAATTGGGCAACAATTATTGTTTTGTTATTAGAACTGCATCTTGCACTAAAAATAATATTGCCGTCTTCGTCATTTTTTGGAGTAACTTCAGCGTTCCAAAAATCTCCGGTAATTGTCCAGTATATTGTTGACAAATCTGGGCTCAACGCCAAAACAAAGTGCGCCCCAGAAGACCAGTAAATCCTGTCGTTTACTGAATCATAAGATATCCGAACAGTATATTGACTGTAATAACTCGGTGCCAAACCGGGATTTGGTGCATTTGTCGGGCAAAGTCTACCGGTAATTGTAGAGTGGACATTGAGCGTAGACGCCGTAAATGCCCATATGCCTTTCCATGTAGAAACATATAAAATATCGCCAGTTGGCCTATAAGCAACACAAGTGTTACCGTCAGTTGTTAGGGTAGTGTTTGTTAAATTCATCCTAACAAATGATTGGATTACATCTGTACTGTTGTATGTAACTTTATATACATTTGGCCTGTCATAAGACTCATCGTTGCTGCCGTAAATAACTTGAGTAGAATTGTATACAATAGCGGAGGTTATAGAATCTGCGCCACCATCTCCGGCCAACAAAAATTTATTTGTATAAGAAGAATTTGTATTATAAGAAGACGCAATTACTCCAGACGGTTTATCGTAATTTACGAATTTACCAAATACAATCGGGTTCCCATTTGGCGACCAAACGGTCCCGTTAAGGTCTGGGCTATAAAAATAACCAAAACCAGCAACGTATTGAGTGTACGTTGTAACAGAAGTAGAGCTATTTCTTTTGAAAAAGTAATTTGAGTTTTGACCAGATTGGAGCCATGGAATTCCGTAATTTGCGTTTCCAGAACTGTCAATACCACGATTAAAAGATATTGGATTGGTTGTATAATTGGCAGTTGAATATATTCTTCTTGAATATTTGTAGTCCCCCGTTGTTAAATCAACGGTAAACATACCATATCCATTTTGACTGGTTATGTTATAAACTAAATAAACCTGCGCGTAATCATCTAAAGGTTCATACACGCAGCCGCGTCTATTGATTGAATTGGTACTCCCAGCCCAAGTATAGATGCCAGCAAAATACTTTGTACCGCCAGCAGCGCCAGCAGCACCAAGCTGGAGAATTTTCGCGTTAGGCATTAGACCCCGCTCCCAACGTAGGCACCGTATAAAGTTGCACCGATTTTCCAAAAGACGATTACATCTTTTGCGGTTAGTGTTGGCGCTGCGCTTCCACCAGCGGCGATCCAAGTCATGGTCGGCCAAGTAACCGCGTAGCTTGCCCCATTTGTCAACGTGAGTGAAATAGACTGACCAGCAGACAGGCTGTCAGTGAACGTAGGATTGCCCGTCAAAACACAGGTCTGAATGCTTCCGTTGGTCGGATTGAGTGCCAAAGAGCCAGAAGTGCCGAGGGCATACACCTCTTCGGTATAGCCGTCGTTGAGGATGGCTGCGGTTAGAGTAGAGCCAGACGGGAGCGTCAAAGGGTTTGCAAACGTGATGCCCGAGTTGGTCACCGTAAGCTGCGTGACCCCAGCGCCTTGCAACGCAAGCTGGCCTGAAGCATCCCCGGTAACAATTGCACCGCCTGTAACGGTGTCCGCGTTGATCGTCGTGGTCATTGGTTACTCCAATGCTTGAATTTTTGCTGTCAGGGCTGCGAGTTCAGCCATGAGTTGTTCTTTGGTTGGTGCGGGTGCTGGCTCGGGTTCCGGTGCGGGAGCAGGCTTAGTAAACGCCCCGTTGTTGTAGCCCCATCCCGGTCCTGCCTGTGGGCATTCGACCCAACCCTTCTCGGCAGCGAGTGCGGCATCCGCCACAACCACGTTGACCACCACACCGTTTTCAATGATTGCGTATCTCATCTCGCACCTC